ACTTAACACCCGGATTGGGAACAAGCAACAGTAGCATTCCGAGTAGCCACACGGCCATATCTGATGATGCGGCGAGAACCTATGTTGCGGTTGCCGCGAATACATGGTTCTTCGTGGGGTGATTAAATGGCTTCAATCAACTTAGGTGTTGTTGGTTGTATAGCCGCAAGCGCGGCGGGTTCTCCACCAACCGCAGTAAGTATTGCCGAAAACGCAAGCACAGGGCAAAATAATGCGTTTAAAATTTCCGATGGCGACCCCGATATATTTACTGTTGAATACTCCGATTGGTCGAACGCAACGAGCGAATCTTTTGGAACGCAATATGAAAAAGATATAAGCGTTAATGATTTAGGGGATTTTGAAGATGCCGGAGTTATTAACTTAGATACTTTCGCTTATTTACGAGCAACAGGGGCTACATCTTTTTCATGGGCCGGTTCAGTTTATACTGATACCTTCGGTTCGGGTTCGGGAGATTCAACCGCAAGTGTAACCGGTGCGGGTAGTGGCGGTCAAGATTCAACTTCGACAGGTTGTGGTATAAGATTTAGAATAACGGCGGGAACAGGTAAAGGTGGTGGACCACAGTTCCCGACAAGCGGAGAATATGTTATTTTCAAATTAACAGGAACGGCTACTAATTCAGACGGTAGCACTTCGGCTGATTTATATTTAAGATATTCTTTTACAGCATGATAAAACCCATTAAATATACTTGATGGGCTGTATTACACATGATGGAACACCCTAATTGGTTACTATACGAAGAAGTCCTTAGCGAAGAAGATTGCGAGCGTTGGATTGAATTAGGCCGACAAGCACCAAAGCAAGAGGCTAAAACATTCAGAACAGGCGAAGGTGAGTCTGACGAACACCGCAAAACAGACATTAGGTGGCTTCCTAATGTTGGCCCATACGCTGAGATGCACGACTTTTTAATGAAGGTTGCTATGGATGCTAACAAACAATTTAACCTTACCCTTACAGATTTACCACCGCTACAATTTACCGAGTATGCAGATGTAGGGCATCACTACGGAATGCACCACGACATAGATTGGAACAGGCAAGACGGAAAACACAGAAAGTTGAGTATTGTCGTGCAACTGACCGACCCCGATGATTACGAAGGTGGTTTATTATCGTTTGCACACACACAGAATCCCGACCCCGATAGTTTGATAAAGCGCGGGTCTATTATCTGCTTTCCGTCATATTTAGAACATGGCGTATCTCCTATTACTTCGGGCTCAAGAACAAGCCTCGTAGCATGGTTTGAAGGCCCACGCTGGCGATGATTTAACTAACGGCTTACACCCCTAATGACTATGGGGTATGACGATAGAGCCGGTGTGTTGGTGGCTGTTATATTGGGTATTATTATAGCCGCCCCGTATATCCCACCTTATCCCAATAGCGGAATAGTAAATCCCTTTGAGTGCAGGGAAGTTCAAGGTAATGTTGTCGAAAAAATACATGACGAAGAAGGACATAGAATCTATGTCGAAGTATCTCTAAACAGCCTTGAAGGCTACAAAATATGGGTATCTAATGCAACCTACCACGCATACGAAATAGGCGATTCTTATTCGCAGGTAATATGCGATATTGTCGAGTGGGAAGAAATGTTAGAACAGTTTGAAGAACTAAAAAATGTCGGTATATTGATACCCACTACTTAAATATACTACGATTAATCGTGTAATATGTCTGCCGAAGACAGGGTGCTTCGCAAGGGTAAAATTGTGTATAGACCACCGGAAAAGTCATATACCAATGTAAACATTGAAGAAACACCTCACGGCTACAAGATATACAGGGTAGGGTCCACCAAGCCATTTAGTGTGATTCCGCTCTCAGCCGTGACGCAGATAATTTACGAAAGAGGTGAATAAAATGCAGGGAAATAACACAACAATAATCGAGGACTGTTTAGATTGCGTAAGCGAATCTTCTTCTCTCCTTGACGACATAGAAGTGATTTTGGTTGCCGGATTAGCCCTTGTGGGTATTGCGGTATGGGCTTACAAAAAGTATCAGACATTAAATGCTGATGGTAAGATAACCCTTGACGAAATCATTGATTCTATGGATGAAGTCAAAGAGAAAGCAGAAGAAGCAAAGGCGGAATTGAAAACTATCGAAGATACATTGGAATCCCGAAATGTTGCTGAACTGAGGGCTATGCTAAAGGAGAAGGGTCTTGCCGTATCGGGCAAGAAGGCCGACCTAATAGCCCGACTTGAAGCAAGCATGGGTGAAGATGTTGAATGATAATGTAATAGATTTAAGATTAGATAATTTAGAAGAAACGGCAAAAAGACATGAAAGACTCATCGAACAATTGGTTCAGTCTAACATGGATATGAAAACCGGTTTGGCTCAAGTTGCTACCGAATTAGAGGTAACTAATGGCCTTATCGCATCATATATGTCTAACACTCAAAAGATTACTTTAGCCTTGATTGCTATTGTCGCAGGTGCTATGGGCATCTCAACTCAGATGTGATAGTATGAATGAGCAACAATGGAACGCATGGTGTCGAGATGTGGTAAAACGCATTACAAATGTTGAAAAGACACTCGCTGCTTATAACAAGACACAGAAGCGGATGCTTTGGCTATTAGCGTTTGGATTTACGGCGGTGTTTACAATTGACTTACTATTGTTCTATATCTGATGTCGGCTCTCGATTGGGCCTTGATAGCGCACAACGCACCCGTGCTAACACAAAACTTACGAGCGCAATACGCCGTTCAACCATAGACATAGACCAAACATTCCGTGATTACGGGCGAGATGTTCCGAGCAAGAGTATTAAAGATACTACACTTGACGGTGCAGTAGTAGCAGGTGCTACTTCTATTGTCCTTACCAGCGGCACAGGATTTAGTTCTGCGGGTAATGGTAATGTGGATGGTGATTCTTTCAAATGGACCGGCAAATCAACCAATACCCTTACAGGGGTCAGCGGTCTTTCTTTCGACCATGCTGATGATGTAGCAGTTCAAGAGGGCGAGTTCGCCCATGTATTAAGAGAGATATGCGCGGACCTTGCGGCATCATATTATCTTGAGGATGAAAGCCTATTTCAGACCACAGGACCCGAAGGCTCGTTGCGCGGAACAGCATTGAGAGAACGAGGCGAGATGAACCTAAAAAGGTTGGCTCACTTGGGTAGTGTGGATTAGGTGAAAAGATGTCTAACTTAAGAACATTTCAACATCCGGGTTTTCCTCGCATTGGCGCAGTCGAAACCTTTAGGAGAAATGCTGCTAAAGAAATTGATGACTTAGAAAACGAAGTCAGAACAGAAATAGAAAATATCGAAGCCTATGAGCAAACAACTATTAGCCATACAGGTCGCAACGCACTTAATGTAAGAAAGATGCAAAGCCCTTTACAATTTAATGCTTACTTTGATAAATCCGCTTATAAAGGGATGACCGACCATATAAACCAAGAGGTTCGCGCTTTAATGCAAGAGGCTATGACCGAAGCATTAGAAGGTGCTTTAGACAATACAAAAAATCAAATATCGGATATGCCGAGAGCATTCAAAAGTAATATAAACCCAAGCGGTGAGGCTTCCGGTGATTTATACGATAGAGTAGCAGAGGGTCTATACTACACACAAAAACTAAGTCAAGGAAACCAATTCGCATCGTTTGAGGCTTATGGTGTAGCAGAAGGTAGCAGGGGCGCAGACTTAATAGCAATAACAGAAGAAGGCACAGGGCCGTTTGAGGCATTCTTAGTATCTTCTGTATATAGAAATCCAGCAAAGAGAAACTTCAAGGGGGCATAATATGGCGGTAGCAACAAAGACTCAGTATTGGAATAGCCGAATGAACGGCACAGACCCGTCTGCTTTAACAGGCACATTTAACGACAGTTGGACCGGTAGCGGCGGTAGTGCTTCCGGTGGCTATTGGGTCATTACTAACGGCACATTTACTATCACCCCTACCACAGATGCCTATACGCTATTTGCGTGCTTAGAATACACTACAGCGCCCGATAACGGGGAAGTTCTTATGAGGTTAGATAACGGCACACACAGGGTCGAAGTTCAATCCACAGGCACAAATACAAGTCTTTCTCTCGTAGGCGCTACAACCGCTACACTAACAGACCTCGACCTAACGCTGGCCGAAGATGAGCCCGTTAGTCTTATGCTAAGATTAACTCTTGCCGCAGACGGCACAGCCAAACTATATAAACACGAAATTATTGACGATGATGACGCAAATGACGCATTCTTAAGCGTAACCGGTAGTTCGGGGTCCGGTAAAACTGTTAGATGGGGTAATACTACCGGTAATGTAAAGTGGGCATCTGTTTATTACAGCAAGTTTGGGGCATTTACTCCCGAAGAACTATTGGTGTCTGATTTTGCACAGGACACATTAGCCCGCATGGGTTTGGGTATTGTCGAGCAAATCAAGAATGCAAACAGACCATATCTAAAAACACAGGTTGATGACTCATCTATTGTTTATGGGTATGATATATCTTCACAGATGCTTAACCGCATAGCCTCGCCGAGTATTCATGTTTTGGTTGAACAGTTAGTATCACCGGAGTTTGAATCGCTCGGTGGTGCAAAAATCACACAAAATTATGATGTAAAGGTTTTTGTTAGCGTAAAGGGAACTAATTATGAGAATGCTTATCGCAAAGGACTTAATCTTATGGGAGAAGTATTCGATGAACTCTATACACAAACAGGCGTGCAAGGCACTACCGATAGTATTATAAACTATTCGGCTGACCTTGACCCGAAAATGGATAATGACGAAGTGGTGTGCGTTCATGTTCTTACGCTCACATATATGCGAAGAATTGATATGCGACACCGATGATAATGTTTATAGGACAACCGTTGCCTAAGATAGACCACATAGAGGTGTAACTATGGTTGAGTTTCTAAATAGATATGTTTCATTGGAAAAAGAATCAACATACGGAAGCGAGCCGAGCGGCACGCAAGTTTTCGGTGAAGTTGATGACGAATCTTTCCAGCACAATTATGACTTGCTAACACGACAGGATATGAGCCGAGAAATTGTTTCAAAAAGCGTAACCGGAACTGAATATTCAGAAGGCGGTTTAAATATGGCCCTTCAAGTGGATGATTTTACAGGAAATGTTTTGGGTGCATTTTTCCCAAATACCGCGTATGATGATGGACTAAGTGGCGGACATGAGTTTGGCGAGCCCACTACTGCTTCACATACATACAATTCTTACACAATTAGAGTCGGTAGGGAACAAAAAGAGCATACATATTGTGGTATGGTCGGCTCTCGTCTTAGCATGACCGCTAATGTAGGCGAATATGTAATGCTTTCCGCAGACTTTGTAGGTTGTTCCGAAAGCGCAACAAGCGCACTTCAAACGAGTTTTTCTTATGACGGCGATGCTCAAGATGCTCTTTACTTTTCTAACGGAACAGTTCTTTTCGATGACGGTTCTGGTTCAGCACCTGCGGCATCGGCAAGCGTTAAATCATTTAGTTTTGAAGTAAATCTAAATAGAGATACAGATAATGCCTATGGGCTTGGGAACTCCACATACACACGCGCACCGCCTGCACAGCGCAGGGAAATTACCGGAACAATCGAGTTTAACACCGTTCTTTACGGCGACCAAACCCTTGATGAGCCGGATTATGATGCTCTAATTGCAGCAGACGGTCTAAGTTATTCGGATGGTGCAGATGCTCCAACAATTACATTATATCTTCAAGACGAAACAAATAATGATAGCACATACATTAAGGTTATGTTTTATCATGTAAGATTTGAAGCACCAACTGCTTCTGTAAGCGGTCGTGATACAAACACTATGAGCGTTGGTTTTGTCGGTCTATATGATGCAACAGCAAGCGGTGCTGATAAAGCCATGAGAATACACATGAAAGGTGGCGCGGCTGGAACAGCGGCTTACTGAGGCGATTAAATGGATTTAGTCGAGTTAGCAAAATCTCTCGGTAAAGATATACCGGATGAGGCTATGGAAACTATTGCTGGTATGAAAACTAAGCAACAGGTTCTATATTATTGCCGAAGATTTCCTACGGCTACTAAGGCTGCACCAAAGGCTGCACCTAAGAAAGCCGCACCAAAGCCCGTAAAGGCAGAAGAAGAAGATGAGTGAAATCTTTAATAGGGCCGCAAGGCGTGCCTTATGTTAGAGCGAGAGTGAAAACCATGCCGGTTATGAAGAAAGAAATAGAATTAGATGATGGAAGAAAGATTTGGGTTAGGCAAGCGTCTGGAATGGAACGCCTCCGAATCACGAATATTCAAGGTAAAGCCTTCCGAAAGATGGCTCATGCAGGGAGTCCTACTGATTGGACCGATGAGCAGAACGAGGAGTTCGCCGCCATGCTTGATGATATGGGCGGTAGCGTTGAGGACCAAATTAGAGAGTGGGTTCCAGCGTGCATTCTTGACGAAGATGTGGATATAAATATGCTCACCTTTGAAGAATTAAACACCATACTACAGTTCGTGCGCGGTGATGACGAAGAAGGCGCAGTGCCTTTTCTGAGTTCCTAATGGTCGCACCGAGCCTGTGTATGGCCTTTAAGGGAACATTACCGTCTGATTTATGGCTCAAGTATTCTGTTGAGGGCGGTCGCCGTCTGATGGAATTAGACTTAATTATAGCCGCAGACATCAACGATAAAATAGCAGAAGCCACTAATAAATCCTCTAAAACAGACGCTAAAGGTATGGTTGCCCGCCGTAATCAACGGCGAGAGCAACGCAAACTATTATCAAACAATAGTGAAATAGTGG